CATTCGGCAGCTTCGGTAGCCCCACCTTGGCGGCGTATTCTTCCCAGGTGCCAGAGCCGCCACGGCTGCTGTCCTCGATCTGAAAGAGCCCGCTGGCTGGCCCATCGTTGGCCTGTGGGATGTTCTGGTTGCCGCTTTCGCGCTGCCTGATCGTGGCGCCGTCGGCCGCCCGCTGCGCTAGGTATGCGTTGCTGGTCGTGTCGTCATCCGGTGCGGTGGTCGTGGTGCCCATCGTTCCGTCTTAGAAACCAAGCAAGCCGAGTGATCTTGGAATCGCTACGGGCTCGTTATTCACGCCCGAGCCGGGGAAATACTGTTGCGTGCGGCCCCGCAGCAGCTGCGCCAGTTGGTTCAGTTGCGCCGCACCGCTGCCGGCTTTGCCGGGCTGGAGGTTCTGCGTCGGTGGTGCCAGCGGCTTGGCGGTCGAGGTGTTCAGGTCTTTGGCGGCATTCTGCGCGCTGGCGAGGCCGCTTTGTAAGCCGGCCCAATTGAGGCCAGAGCCAGCGCCGGTATCCAGCGCGCCGGTGCCGATGTAGCCGCTCCCAGGCGTCAGATCGTCCTGCACCGGAATCTGTTGGGTGTTCCATTGCGCCAGCAGGTCTTCGGGCGACGTATATCCGTCCATCAGCGCATCCCTCCGATCATGCCGCCGCCAGAGCAGCAGGCCCGAACAGCCCGAGCGAGTTGCCGATGCTGGCGCCGCTCGTCAGCAACCCGAGGCCGCCCGACAGCAGGTTGGATGTCTGCGGCGTGGTGCTGGTGCCGCTGGTCTGCCCGCTCACGTTGTAGGGCACGCCGGTGAGCGAGCTGAGCAGCGTATCGAGGCCCTGCACCGGCCAATCCTGCTGCTGATAGTATTGCCCCATCTGCGCGTTCAGCAGCGCCTGCTGCTGCTGCTGCTGCGCCGAACCGGCAGCGCTCAGCGCGTTGGTCTGCCCGAGGTCGTTGGCCTGCCACTGCGTCGCGAGGCCCGGTATCTGCTGCGCCGCGTTCATGCCGGTTTGCAGGTTGGTGCCTGCCATGTTCAGGCCCTGCTGCGCCGCAGTGCCGTAGCCGCTGGCGCCGAGCTGTGACAGTGCGCCCGCGGTGCCATAGCCCTGGCTGGCGAGCTGCCCAGCCGCGCCATAGCCCTGCTGCGAGCCGAGCGCACCGATGGCCTCGGCCTGCGGCAGCGCGGTGTTCCATTGGTTGTTCAGCAGATTGCCGAGATACTGCTCGCTGCCGAGCGCCGCCTGCGACTGCGCGACGCCCTCTTGCACGCCCTGGCGCGAGCCGCCGAACGCGCCGGCCTGATTGGCGGCCGCACCGATCTGCTGGAGGTTCTGGTGCAACTGCTGCTGCATCAGCTGGTTGGTCGGATCGATGACGCTCGACGTGTAGGGGCTCATCAGCGCCTGCGCGCCGGCGCCCACCTGTTGCGCGGTCAACGGGCCGCCTTGCAGATAGCCACCAAGCAGGCCTTGGCTGGTGTTGGTCGCCTGCTGATACTGCTGCGCCGCCGGATTGAGCACGCCTTGCTGATAGTTGCCATACAGCTGGTTGGTCTGCTGATTGGTCTGCCCCGGCGTGAGCGATTGCAAATCGCCGAGCACGCCGCTCCACTGATTCGCGGCCTGCTGGAATGCCGGCGCACCGTAGCCCTGCATGCCCTCGATCTGCTGATACGCCTGGCTGGTGTCGGGCGTCTGGCCGGCGACAATCTGGCCGCTGTAGGGCGTGTAGGGCTGCGTGCTGAGGTCTTGCCCCATCTGCACAGCCTGCTGACCAGCGCTCGACAGCCAGTCGGGGATGGTGGCCGCGGTGTTTGATGACGTGGTGGTGGTCTGCGGCGTGCTCTTACTCATGGCTGCTCACCAACGGCTTGACGTAGCTACAGAGCGGCCGGCGCTGCCACCCGGCCGGCGTTAGGGAGCGTTCCCAGCCGCGGCGTCCGCATGCCGTGGCAACGGTGCAGCCCTCGCCCAAAGCCCAGGGGGTTATCTGATCTTCCAGCGCCAGGCAGTCGCGCAGGCGCCCCGCCACCAGCCAATAGTTCACCGCCTTGAACAGCGGGAAGGTGTGCAGCTCGGTGACGATAACACCATCATCGCATTCCCACAGCGTGGCGTGGCCGGTCTTAATCAACGCGACCACGTCGCTGATGCGATGGGTTGCTCCGCTATAGTCGAGCGCGCGCTGTAGACGAGCGGCCTTCTCCATGCCGGTCATCGCGGCACCACGGTGGTGGACAGCGCGCCGGTGTTATCGACGGTGAGCTGCCATGCGGTGCCGTTCGGCGCCAGCAGCGTCACCGCTGAATAGACCGGCTGCGTGGTGGAGTCCGCCTTGCGGCTGATCGCCTGCGCCATGATGCTGAGCCGCAGATCGATCGACCCACTGAATGGCGGGATAAATGGCGCGGCGGGTGCGACGGCCATGCTATACTCCTCCGGACCGAAGCGACGTTACTAGCGCCGCCCCGGCCCTAACCATCGTCCCTACGCAGAGGAACCAATGGCTGATACCGAAGATAGCAGAGAAAAGGCCCGCGCCCGCTCGCGCCGGTTTCGTGAGGCCAATCGCGAAAAACTGCGCGCGTATCACCGAGAGTGGGATCGCGCAAATTACAGGGCGAATCGCGAAGAACTGCGCGCGTATAAGCGTGAGTGGATGCGCGAGTGGAAAATAAAGAGTCCCGAAAAGTATCAGGCGTACCGCGCAAAAAATCCTGAAAAGACCGCTTATCAGAATCACAGGCATACTGCCAGAAGACGGAATATCCCGTTTCTGCTTACCTTTGATGAATGGTGGTCGATTTGGCGCGATAGCGCCAAGTGGGAACAACGCGGAAGAAACGCCGGCACATATTGCATGGCCCGTCATGGTGACCAGGGCGCTTATGAAGTTGGTAACGTCCGAATATGCACGAAACAGGAGAACGCCGCAGAGCGGCGCGGCCGCCCCTTCAGTGAACAACACCGGCAGGCCCTTGCCAAAGCTTGGGATAAACGCCGGCATCGCGCTACCGCCTCCCCGCCGGACTCATGATCAAACGCGTCCGACCCAGCGTGAAGCTACCATCTTGCGCAGCCTCAACCCGCATTTGCACGCTGCGGCCAGAAAATCTCAGATCCATAAGCCCATCATGGACGACGCTGAATGGTCCGACTGTGGCGGTCGCGCCCATAGGCTCTTCGGAGACATCAAAGCTAAGATTGATCATATTCGCAGTCGGCGAGTTATAATCCATCACTGCCTGCGTAACATTGTATCGCCGATCGCCCTCGCCGATCGCTATGGCGCCGCTCTGCAACCAGATTTGCCCGGCAGGGGCGCGCGCAATGCCATCGGAGGTCCAACCGAACTCGTGGAGATACAGGCCGCCGCCCGGCGCTGCGCCATAGGGGCCGGCGATGATCGGTGCCTCCATGGTGCCGACCTGTTCGGCCGCGGTGCGCATGCGCATACCGATCGTCCATGTGGCTGTCGGCTCGCTGTAGTTCACCACGATGTAGCGATTGCATTCGGTCGATGAGCCGTCCGGCCAGTCCCACCACATTTCGGAAAACAGCTGATTGGGGCTGCCGAATATGCGCCCGACGTAATCATTGTTGAGGGTGGCGAAAAACCACTGGCCGACGTCGCACGGAATGGGCGTCACGCTGCCCGACCAACCCCAGAACCCCTTGCGCCCCGGCCAGACCACATTCGAGCCCACCGCCACCACGGCGCGCGCGCTGATCGGCGCACAGCCGGACGCGATCTGCACAATGCCGTAAGCGTCGGGCGGCCCGACATAGCTCATTAGGTGCAGATCGGACGCGGTAAAGATCAGGATGCCGGCCGCCACCTTGGTGGCGCACATCGCGTAGCTCTGCGTCACCAGCAGCTTGCTGCCAGCAAGGTTGTCGACGTCAGGCGCCCAAACGGTGTAAGCCTCTTGGTCGCACCAGGCGATGTTGCGCGGATCACCACCGGCGCCGAGCAGCACCACCTGGCGCTGATCGGTGACGATGACGCCGCGGTTGTTGATCGGCGCGTTCGCCACCACGATAGCCGCGGTCGTGGGCGTGCTCGGGTCCCACATGAACAGCCGGCCGTCCTGCGTCGGCACGAACAGCAGTTGCTCCCCGAACGTGTCCATCGACCAGCGGTCACCCTGGATGGCGGCAATGTCGACCTGGCCCACATCGCTGCTATCGGCGTTACCGACGCCATAGGCGCCGTCGCCATAGTCGCCGGTGCCGTAGCCGAGTGCAGCGCCAGGCTGGCCCAGCGCGCCAACGCCGGCGGGTGTGATGTCGTAGATCACCTGCGAGTCGATATTGAGCGCCCAGAGCTTGTCGTCGGTGCCGATCGCCGCCCAAC